CGGTACCACGCCTCCGACAGCTTCACCTCGACCATGGTGGAGCCGTAGCGCTGGGCGGCCTTCTCGGCGAGATACGCGCCGTTGCCGGTCGCATCTAGCGCTCCGCCCGAAAGGCGCGGCAGGCGATCCACCACATAGAAGAGGATCTCGCGCTGCTGGTCGAAGGGCGCGTTGCGCAGCTCCAGCACGAAGCATGCGCGACGCACCAGGTCCGCGCCGATCTCAAAGGGCAGGATGACGGTGGCGTCACCGGAACGCGCGAAGTCCTCGCCGAACACATGCTGGCGGCGCGGGTTGAGCTTCTTGAGAAGAGGCAGAAGCTCCCGATCGCAGAACTCCTGGGCGGCGGATGTCCTGACTTCCTCCGGCGCATTCTTGAAATCGTCGTCGCACACCCAGCGCACGACGGGGATGCCATCGGCCATTCGGGCCTCGATCTGCACGCGGGTGAGTGCTGCGCCTTCCGCCTCGGTCGGAATGGCGTCCAGTTCCTGGCGCATCTTCGCCTTCCGCGAGCCATAGGCAGCACGGATCTTCCGCTCCCATTCCGCCTCGCCCTCGGCCGTCCATTGCTCGCCCTTGATCAGGCAGACGCGACGGTAAAGGCCGTTCTCGACGGCCTTTGAAAAAGGCACGTGGTGTATCTCGTAAGGCGGCTCGCCTGTCGCCCGCACCTCGCGGATCAGCTCGTTGAACGGGTTGAGCACGCCATTATGGGAGGAGATGATACGGATCTTGCCGCCCCAGATGAGCAGCGCGTTCACGGCGTCGAGCACGAGGCGCACATCCTTGTGGAAGGCGGCCTCGTCGATCACCACCACGCCCTGCAGACCGCGGATGTTGTCGGGCCGGCTCGACAGCGCTTCGACGCGGAAGCCCGAGGCGAACTGGATCCGGAACGCCGCAATATAGGCGGTCGTGCCATCGTGCCGCTGATCCTCGAACAGGAACTCCTCGACGGCCAGCAGCTCCTTTGCGACGACTTTGGCGAAGTGAGCCACATAGCCGATGAACTCGCGGCCCTTATCCTTCGTGTCGCCGATATAGAAGACGTTGCTGCCGCCGGCCGAGCGCTTGGCGGCTGCAATCAGCGTGTCGTCGAGCGCCTCGGCGAAGGTGATGCCGGTTCGCCGGCCCTTCTCGCAGATCTTCAGGTCGCTGTCGTCTTCGATCCACTCGGCCTGATGACGCATCAGAACGCCCTCGGCCAGCGGATCGAGGTCTTCGGGGATCTCCACGCCGCGCGGCAGGTCGAGGGGCAGCGCCTCGGGATTGCGCGGAATGACGGGCGGGTCGATCCACTCCGTCTTGAACGGCTCATTCATCCCGGTCCGCCTTCTTTTCCGCTTTGGGCCTCACGCCGAGGAAGTCGCGGCGCAGCTGCGCGACGGTGTCGGCTGAAAGCCCCGCCTCCCGGCTCACCTTCTCGATCGCCTTCTCGGCCTTCTCCGCAAACTCGGCCTCAACCTTCTGGCGGCGAGCCGTCGAGACGGACTGCGCGGCTGTCGCCGCGCGCAGCGCGTTCGCCAGTTCCATCGCCCCTTTGGTGTTGATGCCGGCTTCGCCGGCCGACTGCAGCAGCTCGAAAACCAGCGTCTTTATGGCCTCGGCCGAGATCAGCGTGAGGTCGTCGCTGGCTTCCGCATCGAAGCGCTCCGAGATCGTGGCGGCGATCTCGCGCGTCTGCTCGAGCCGCCGCGTCATCTGCGCCAGCCGGATCGAATAGCGGTTGAAGGCCGAGAAAGACGGAATGTCGAAGCCGAGGCCGGTTTCTCCCTGCAGCCCGATCAGCTTCTGTTTGAACTCGGCATAGATATCGACCTGGGTGCGATCGCGCGCCGCGAGTTGATCGGCCGCCCAGGAGATGATTTCCGAGCATTCCTCCGGGAGAAGGTCGATCGCCGAGAGGCGCCCGCGTCCCTTGCCGGCCATGATCAAGCCTCCGGCGATGGGCGGGCCACCCCTTCGAGGAACGAGCGGCGCTCCACGTGGTCGAGGCCGACGCGGGTGATGGCGGCAATCAGGACGGTGCCGGCCTCCATCGCCTTCACCGCTCCCAATTCCTCAAGCTTGCGGATCTGCGTGCGCACCCATTCGCGGGAACGGCGATGCCCGAAAGTGTCCAGCACGGTCGTCAGAAGGGTTTCGTTCAACCGACCATCCGGCTGCCGGGCCAACTCTTTCAGGATGACAAGCCGCGCGTCGGCTGTGAGGAAAGCGTCGAAATCCATCAGGCCGCACTCTTCTTCTGTTCAAGGAGATACGTTTCCATCCGGGCGGTCGACCGCGCCGACTGCTCTGCCGAGGTTCCGATCTTCATGATCTCCGCCTGCAGATCCTTCAGCGTCAGCTCCAGCCGGTGGACGGCGTCCTTGTCCGGCAGGTGCCGCATCTCGCCTTCCAGCTTCTGCACGCGGCCTTCCACGTCCGCGAGCTTCTCAGCATTCCTCTTCGAGCCGCTCGTGAAGAACGCCGTCACGGAGGTGCCGATGGAGATCAGCAGCGCAACGGCGGAAAGCCACGGGACAATAGGAGCGAAGTCCATCAGCGCCTCCAGCGGAGCCGCTCGCGGCGGCGCTGACAGTCAAGACAGGTGTCTGCCGATGGCATGGCGATCCGCCGGGAGACGTCGATCGGATCGCCGCAGTCGCTGCACTCGCTCGCTCCCGAACGTACAAGGCTGGAACGGGCGCGGCTGATGCCCGCCTCCCGCTCTTGCTCGGCGCGCATGTCGGCCAGCTCGAAGGCAGCATTACCGAGCTTCATGCCGAACGCCCCCGCATGTGCTTGACCGCGTCGATGACGGTGGAACCAAGCGCCTTGACGGTGTGCCCGCCCATGTAGAGCGATATGAACCAGGTGGTGAGCGTGAGCAGGACGGCCACATCCACGCGCTCCACCTCAAATCCGATCGCTGAGAGCACGGGGAAGAGCAGGATATAGCAGCTCCAGAAGACAGCGAGGAGGTACATCCAGCCCCAGCGCCAGGCGCTCTGCCAGAAGCCTTCCCTCGTTTCGGCTTCAAGAAGCTGGAATTGACCGTCGATCCCCTTCGCCCACAAGGCGATCAGCTCGGGCATTGCCGCCTCGACATCCTTGACCGCCTTTTCCAGCACCTGGGGTTCAGCCTGCGGCAGGTCCGCAGGCGGCAAACCCACGCGCTCTGCGATTTCGCCGATGACGGTCTCGGCGAGTTGCCCCCCGGCCGGCCCGAACCGGTCGCCCAGGACCTTGCCGATAAGGTCGGCACCTGCTTTCGCGGCAATGCCGAGGAGGACTGAAGCGATGGCCGTCATCTCAGAAGCTCCTCAGCCACGCCGCAAGGTGCGGAAACCGGCCGCCGATCCGCGCCGCGATCACGTCGCGATAGGTCCAGGCGAGCCATGTCAGGAAGATGAGCGCGAGCACGCCGATTGCGATGCCGGCCCAAGTGACCACATCGTTCCCGACGGGCAGGTTCGACGTTGCGGGATTGACCGCCTCGTTTCCGCCGACGACCACCCCGCTGGCCGCTACGCCACCCGTTCCGGTCTTGGCCTTGCTCCGGGCATCCAGCTCCCGCTGCAGGGTCGACAGCGTGGCGCGGCCGATGAGCCCGTCCACGGTAAGATCGTGGTCGCGCTGGAAATCGGTCACGGCGACGAGCCGCACCGCGCCGGCAAGCGGGCCAGGGTCATAGCCGAGCGTGCGGAAGCCGTCGCGTACTCCCTCCAGCTCGTCGGCCGAGATAGAGATGACGATGCCCGCATGGGCGATGGTGGGCTTTTTCGGTTCACTCGCGATTTTCAGGTCGGCAGGCCAGCTGTTGTACTGGATGACATCCGCTTCTTCCGCACGTCTGCGCTGCAGGCCGGGCAGCACCTTTCCGCCGCCCTTCACCCAAGCCAGAAGGCCCGATCGCACCTTCGGCCAATCCCGCTTCGTCCAAGCCTTTACCCAGCTCGCCCGACCGATCGCGCCGGTGTTGAAGTGGAATGAAACGGCACCGTCGAACTCGTGCTGCTTCGCGCCTGGGAGCGCCGTTGCCACGGCCGGCTCGTAGTTGCGCCGGAGCGCCTTCGCCAGAAATTCCGATGCTTGACCGCGCGTAATCGTCATGCCCGCTTTTGGCGTGATGACGCCGGAGGCGGCGGTAAGACCGGTGCCGATGGTCCATCGACCAGCCGGGCACCGATAGGCTTTCAGCACCACGCCCTCGTGGCTTTCGAGGAATGCGATGCCCTTGGGGCTTGTTTGCTGTGCCATGCGCGCCTCCGGCTCACGAACGAGGAAAATCTCGCTCGAATGTGCCAGTCGGAGGCCGGACCTAACCCCCTGACAGCGTCAGGGATAGCCATGGATTTCAGGTGATTTCGGAAGGGAGCGGAGCGGTCACTCGCACCAGGGCTCGCGGCGGCCAGACCATTCGCGCGCGATGCTGTCGCGGATCAGGATCTCGCCCACATCATCGCCATCAATTCGGATCGTTGCAAGAGTGCGTCCATGGCGATCACGCACACGGCCGTTTTTCGGGTCGCCTGGGATGATCTCCAGCCGTCCCGCCTGCACCAGCTGTTCAAGCCTATGCTTCGCGACGATGCCGAGCCGCTTCTCGGCATCGCATTTGGCTCCACGGATCTCCGGCGCATCGATGTTGGCGATCCGGATCCGCTCGCCGTTGACGTCGATCGTATCGCCGTCGATCACGACGATTGATAGGGAAGCCGCGAAGGCAACGGTCAAGAGCATGTACATGTCTCCGAATTAGAAGAGCTTTTTCTGCCGGTCGTCGTCCGCTTCGCAAGTCCGCAACCGCGCACGTGCCCTGAAGGCCGACCGCTCATGCATGCCGGCCGCCTGCGCGGCCTGTGTGGCTGACATGCCGGCTTGCAGTGCCCGGACGAGACGCTGGCGTTGCTCGCCTTGCCGGGCGATCGGGATGAGGATACGCGCGCCGGTATTGGCGACGCGGAAGTGCTTACAGATCTTCCGCGCCGCGTCCAAGCCCACCAGCTCGGTCAGCCAGTGGCTTTCTTCCGCTTCACGCGGGATATAGACAGTCGTGCCGCCATGCGCGCGCGCCAGCGCCCAAGCCGCCTCCACGCCTGCGGCCTCGGCGATTTCGGCAAGCACGCCCGGCAGAACGGATCGAGCCGTCATAACCGCTCCCCGATCGTGATTTGAAGCATCAGCTGGCGGTTGGTCAGCTCGCGCGGCCGCGCGGTCAGCTCGACGCGCTTATGGGCATTCGGTTTGAGGCACCGAATGCGCTCAAACAGCCGCTCCCGCTCCGCCTGCAGACGCCCGATCTCGGCGTTCTGGTGCCAGACGAGCAACGGAGGGGTCGAGGGCTGGGCGTTGCGGGCCATGATCATAAGGCCCCCGGCCTCAGGCCGCGGATCGTCCGCGTCATGGTCTCGCCGTTCGTTCCATGCCAGACGAGGCAAAGGGTGTAGCTGCCGTCCTTTCGGCGATAAAAGGCCGAATGGCGGGTTAGCCGCCAGTCGGTCCAGGTCGACAGTGCAGATCCATCCTCCAGGACGGCGGATGCCGCTTTCTCTATTTCGGAGAACGGCACCTTCACGCGGCCGGTTCGGAGACGCCTAGCCATGGCGCACCTTCCGGACGCGCTCGCCCAACTGGTTCATGACCGCGTGCCAGTCCCTCGGTGTCAGATCATCTGGCGAGGTAACGGCCCGCCCGACCACGTGCGCGACGTAGCGGATGAAGCACCCAGGCTCGGGTAACGCACCGAACTGCGAGAGCAGCGACCATTGGGCGGACGCCACCTTTGCTCCGTCGCTCTTGTGCCAGCTGATCAGCCCGTCGCGGCGGGACCATACCGGCCCGACCTCGCGCTCTATCCAGCCTTTGATGCCGTCGATCGCGGCACGGGCATCATCGTCATGGCGGAGGAACCGCAGCGCATCGAGCCCGGTTTGACGCCGCACGAATGCAATCAGCGCCGCGTCGGTACGGTCATGGAACACGCCAAGGTTCCAGCCTGCTATCCAGAGCGCCTGAAGCTTCGGCCCGAATTTGCCCTCAAGTCGCTTTTGCTGCCGATTTGAAGCCTTCTTAAACCCACGGCGTCGGAGCTCCTCGATGACCCAATGTTGCTCGTTCGGTGTCATGGCCCGGAGCGAGCGCTTGCCAGTGATATGCTGGTAAAGGTCCCGCGCGTCTTCCTGGTCGATGCCGAGCGTCTTCAGGCCAGTGTGGATGGTTGCCAAGGCCGACATCAGCGCGCCTCGCCAAAATAGATCACGTTGGTGCGCTTGCCGCGATTGTAAAGCTCGGTGATCGTGCGCGCGAGCGCAGTATCGGCAGAGCCCCCGGAAAGCTTCCTGAAAGCCTCTGCGTGCGCAGTCAGCTTGGCGAAGCTCTCGCGGCGGATCGCTGCTACCAATTCACCATCGTTTAGCGTTTTCGCGTTTGTATGGATGATGCGCGCTAGGGCCGTGATCAACGTGCCTCGAAGCGCCTTGTTGTCGTCAGGCCATGCCGCGCGGATCGTCAAAAGTGCCCGCCTTGTGGCCCCCGCCCCATAGCGCTTGAGGCATCTGTCTATCGCGCTGATCGAGTTGGTGAGATGCGGGCGGTAATGCCCCTGCGCCGGCACCACGTCGCAGCCGGCCGACTTCAGCACGTTCGAAATGGCGACCGACGACTGATCACCTGCCGTGAGACCAGCCCAATACTGCTCGACCGAGGTTACCGCCATGCGGTCGCGATTGATGGCCAAAAAACTCTCGGCTTCACTTGCCGTGTCGTCGTGTTCGACGATCACGGCGGGGACCTCTCGGATGTCTGGATGATGACTCGCTGCCTTCCAGCGGTGCTGCCCTTCAACGACCGTATAGCGGCCACCCTCCCGCCGCGTCAGCACGAGCGCGCCGAATTTGCGCCAGCTGAACCCCTTCAGGATGCGCTCTACAAGTCTCGGCTTGATCTCGCGCTGGTAGTTGCTATCCACATCGATCAGCTCGACAGATACCCATTCGAGCGTCGGCCGGTCGCCGATCTCCCTGTTTATCAGGCTCATGGTCTTCCCTCGGCTTTGATCGGGATGAAGCGGTAGCCTCGTCCCCACAGCGTCTCGATCTTCAGTCCCAGCGGCTTCAGCTTCTTGCGCAGCTTGCAGACGAACACGTCAACGATCTTGATTTCCGCCTCGTCCTGGTCGTGCAGGTAAAGCTCGCGCAGGATCTGCTCTTTCGATCGCGCCCGTGGAGATGCTGCCAGCAACGCGGAAAGGATCGTTTGCTCCTGACGCGTTAGCGCGGCGAACCGGCCATCGCGGACTACGATGCCGGCCTCTTCATCGAATGTTACCTCTTGGACAGCCGGCAAAGGTTGTCCGCACGTGGGGCAACCCATTGTCATTTGCCAGTGTCCTCCCCCGCATTGAGGCGCTTCTGCGCTGCGGCCAACCAGTTCCGCAGCGCACCGATCGCGCCCATGGCGGATGACGCACGAAGACCTGCGATCCGAACTGCAACGCTACCGGATGCCTCCGAAAAGCGAGCGCCCTCGATATCCGACAGATAGGCCGCGACCTCTGCGAAAGCGACGCGGCGTTTTCCATGCCACTCGCCGATCGCCTCGCCAGAATGCGCAGGAAAAGGCCCGGCCGCTTTGTCGATCTCCGCCAGCTTTTCGCTGACGATCTCGATCAGACTCTTGAGATCCCGCATGAACGCACCTCAAGCCTTCGCGAGATCGATCGTGACGGCATGCCACGGATCGGTGACCGACGCGCGCCTGTAGAAGCGGACATATTCCTTCGAGCCCGTGATCCGCATGGCGTCGCGGATCGCCCGCATGGCATCCTGCCAGCGCGGATCATCGATATCGAGCCGGAGCAACATGAAGATCTCCGAACGGTTCACCTTGCCCTCCTTGTCCGTGTTGAAGGCCCTGGTGATGACGGCGCGGATCTCCGGCCGGCTGTCCGCCGCCCATTCGTTGAGGCACTCGTCGAGGAGCTTCTTGGCGACCTGGAGCTGCGGGCCGAAATCGATGAAATCCGACACCTGCACCGTGACCTTCATCAGCCCGTCGAAGGTTTGATAGGTGCGGTTCCCCTTGGCACCGCCGCGCTTTCCGCCATATTCCTGCTCCAGTAGCGCGTCGAACTCGCCGAGATCGGTCATGGTATGGCCGCGAAAGCGGGAAATCTGCGCCGACAGATCGTCGGCAAAGCGCATGATCTTCCGCACTGTCTCATCTTCCAGCTTGTCGGCCGGCTTGATCAATTCGACAGGAACGAGCGCGCCTTTCGCGTCGGCCATGTAAGGCTTTCCGTTCACGAGCGTGACGCCATCCCGCGCCTGCTCTTCGATTATGAAGGCGCTTGCCGCCTCAACCTGCATGTCCATTAGCTTCGTCCTCTGCTGATCTGATCGCATCACGCAGGCGCTTCGCGGCCTGCTCCAAGCGGTCCCACGCGAGGCTCTCCCCGCGCGAAAACTTCTCGTTTTGAAGGGTGACGTAGGCCCGCATCACGCCCAGCATCGCCGCGTCGAGCTCGGCGAAGATGGTGATGGGCATGCAGGGCCTCGCCGGTTCCATCAGGCAGCACCCTCTGGCATCCGTTTCCCCTGGATGGGCCGGGGCACCACCGGGAAAAGCGCGACATTGCTGCCGGGCCGTTGAATTTCCTGAAGAAGGAGCGAGGTATCGATGCCAGCTGGCTGCTGCTCCAGCTTCTTTGCCCGCTCGATCATCAGATCGCAGCACCGCTGAAATACCCGGGCATCTTCGGGCGGCATTACCGTGGGTTTTTCCCGGTAGCGGTTGAAGAAGCCGCGCAGCTGCCGCAGCCCCTCCGACAGGGTTAGAGGAGAAGTGCTCATTTCCTTTTCCCCCCGAAGTCGGGCCGTATCACCTTTCCCTCGGGATCGATGACGAGTTGCGCGAGTGCCTCCGTCGCCCCCTCTTCCAGCACCGCGCGGCCTATGGCGTGCGACTCCCGCATGCGGTGCACTGCCAGTTCCTGTTCCATCAGGCTCGCGAGCCGCGAAAGGAGGAGAAGCTCCTCGGCGACTGTGTGCGCCGTCGCGGCCGGTAGCGTCGTATCCTTCTTCGCGCGGCTGTCGAAGGCTCTGGAGAGCTTCTGAAGTTTCTTCGAGAGGAGCATCAGACCATGTCCTCCACGTCCCGGTTCTTCCAGGCCGCGCGAAGGTGTTCGACGGTCACGTCCGATCCGCTGCCGATGGCAAGCATCTTCGCCAGCTTCATGGTCTTGTCGATCTGGCGCAGCGCGCCGCCCTTCATGCCGATGCCGACCAGCAGCTTGACGCATTCGGGATCCGTGACGCCCCAGGCATTGATGAACGCCTGCAGGTCCTCGATCCTCGGCTTCTCCCGCTTCAGACGTTTGCCCAAGCGGCTCTTGAGCTGGGCATAGGAAGGGCCGTCGCTGCGCTTGGCAAAGCGGCCGTAGATCTCGTTGTTGCCGACAAGCGCCACGCCGCAGCGGTAGTTGTCGACGAAATGGCGCAGCTGGTTGATCGCCTCGTCAACGAGGTTCTGCGCCTCGTCTATGATCAGCAGGGTTCCGCCGCGGGAGTGCTCCAGGCGCTTGCCGATGGCCCGCGTCAGCTTCGCCGGGTTGTGCACCAGCACGTCCAGCTCGGCAGCAAGCTCCACGAGCATGCCGTGAACCGTCTTCGTATGCGGCGACATGGTGGCCATGTAGGCGTGGGGCCGCGTGGCGCAGTAATGCCTGCAAGCTTCGGTTTTCCCCATGCCGGCATTCAGGGTGATCATCACCATGTCGGCAGTCGTCTGTGCCCAGGCAAGCGTCTCCATGATCTCCATGGACGAGCGCATCTTCAGGAAGGCTGGTGATGTCGGAATGGCCGCGGTGATGTCAGCGGCCTCCTCGACCGCCTCTAGCCAATGTGCGACGAGCTTGTTCTGGGTATCGAGCCGGCCCGCATATTTGCCGGAAAACCACTGACTGAAAGTCCCCTCGGCCATTCCGATCCGCCGCGCGACCTCGGCCTTGGAAAAGCCCATGGCGGTTGCGGTCTCGATCACCCGATCGACGAGGCCCCACCACTGCTCGATGTCCTGCTGGGTGCGGTTCGATAGGGACGTATCCGGCCCCGACATCGGCCGTTCCCAAGCCGGTGCCCCCTTGATCTGGCTTGTGTTTACGATTTGGTTCATCTAATTGGTTCCTCGTTTGGTGGCCCGGAAGGGCCGGTTTATCGGGCGGGATTTTTCCCGCCCCTTTTATCGGAACCGTACGCAGTACCCATCGGCTCATTATTCCCTTTCGGGAATGGGAGGATCGAGGCGTCGCGGGTGATCAGCCCGAGCGCCCTCGAAAAACTGTCTTCAAACTCTTCTTCACTGATGGCATCGGCAGGCGCCTGATCGAGCGCAAGATTGCCGCCCGCGATCCTCGTGACCTTGGGGCGGATCGGCGGCGCCTTGGAAGGCTCTGCCGGCTCACCGCGATAGAGAATGTCCGCCAGCTGCTGTGCGGAGAGCACTGCGTGCGCTTGCTTTTGGGCCGCGACCGCCTTCTCGTAATCGCGCCGGGCGCGAGCATGCCGCCGCGCAGCGTCGATGTCCCCGAAGCCTTCATCACTTATGCAAGCGGCCTCGCAGATGAGCACGTTGTTCAGATCGTAAACCTTCACCGGCTGATGCAGCGCGTCAGGGTCGAAGCGGATCGTGACCTTCTTGCCGGCATGCTGATTGAGGGCCACATGCCAGTAGCGATTGCCCTGAAAATGCACCTCGCCGCTCCCCTTCTTCGCCCGCAGAGCCTCCGAGGCGAGCAGCCACAGAGACTTCTGTGCCGCCGTTGGCCAGCGAACAATTGCGGTTTCCATGCTGGCCGCGAAGGTCTCGTCGAAACTGCGGCCTGCGCAATTCGCCGCCCTACGGCCCGGCTGCGCGTTGTGGTCGGCAATCTGTAGTCCTACGTGCCGCTGGAACTCTTGCAGCGGAATGGCCCGGCTCATGTAGTTCTCGGGCTTCGCATCCGGCCGGTTGCCGGTATAGGCGCCCGCGCAGAACGGGTGCTTTGCTATCATGTCGGCCAAGTCGCGGAAGGCCCGCTCGATCGGCTTCGACTGGCCCGAATAGGGTGTCGTGAAATGCTGGTGGATGCCCAGCGTCGTGAGCAGGCCCCGTGGGTCTTCCTCCTTGACGCGGAACCGGAAGCGCTGGCGCGTCTGCCCACTGATCCATTTCGAAGCGAAGGCTCGGCCGTTATCGAGATAGATGTGGTCGGGGATACCGAAGCGCTCGACCATATCGCCGATGACGAGGCGAACGGTCTCCCAGGTCTCCGCGTCGGAAAGACGCCAGGAGAGGATCTTGCCGGAGAAAAGGTCCTGGATCGCGAGCAGGTACATGCGCACCGGCTTTTCCGACCACGGCACCTGTACGAACACGTCGATCTTGTGCCCGTCCATATTGACGGCCTGCATGGCCTGCAGATCCTGACGCGTCCGCCGCTGGGCGGGATAGAGGGTCTTTGCTTTCTCCCTCCCCGAGCGGGCGAGCACCTGCACAGCTTCCGGCACCTCGGCATCCAAGCGCCGGCGCAAGGCGCGCTCCGAAGGGATCGGCGACCAGCCCTCCTTCTTCGCCGCCTTTAGCAACCGTCTGTAGCAGGCTGAAAAACTCGGCTTCTCGGGACGCAGATAATCAGACTTGAGGAAAGTCCACGCAGCGGCATGGCAATCCGATCGCTCCCCTCCTTTGGGAAAGGAAGGTGCCAGCGCGGCCAGCCAATCAGTCCGGCCGTGCCCGTCTACCAGGGACAGCCAATTGAAGATCGTGGCGCGGCTTACGCCCATCCGCCCGGCGACGATCGAAGCGGCCGAGTTCGCGTTGACTTTGGCGGCGCGCAGCGAATGGAATTCGTCCAGAGCCTTCAGCCGTGCCTCGCAGATCGCTTTCTGCTCGTCCGAGAGTATCTCGAACCGTGCCCAGAGCGCCTCGCGGCGTGCCTTGACTTCTGCCCGCTCGGCGTCTGGCTGCGACTGGACGAGGAGCAGCTTGGCCTGTGCTGTCTTGGGCAGGAGGCGGAAGTGGTACTCCCACCCGCCGCCACGTCGCGCGGCGGGGCGCGCCATTCCTTCAACCGCCCGCCATCCTCGCGCCTTCGCCATCGCGTCGATACCGCGTTGCGACTGCGGCATGTCCGGCAGCTGATAGGAGGCCAGTTCGGGAATGGTGTACCACTCCTTCATGGCCGCCCCCGCCGCTTCAAATTGACGGGAACCGAGCGAAGCGATTTCAGCTGCGCAGCAAGCTCCCGCTGCTCCTGCTGGAGCCGGGCGATTTCCGCGAGCCGCGCTTCATCGCCCTCGAGCAGCGTCAGTCCTTCCTCGGCGACCACCATATCCCAGAGCCACACGGCCCCGGTGGCGCGCACGAACGCCTTGAAGCGCACAAGACTGATGTCGTGGCCTTCCTTGCTTTCGGCCGTATAGGCGTCGAGCATCGCCTTGGAAATGTTGGGAAGGCCCAGGTATTGCGCCATCCGCGCGGCGATGGTCGGGCGGTCATACGGGCATTCCCGTATCGCTCTTGCCATTTCTCGCTTTAGCTTCGCCCGAAAGCGAGCAGGGTCGATCTGGGCAAGAGGCACGCGAACCGGGAATATCGGCTCGCGGAAAAGGTCGAACTGGTCGGGATGCAGCTTGCTCATTTGCCGTCCCTCCGCAATTCGGCGCCGATGTGATCGAGGAACTGCTGTTTTGTCTGCTGATTTGCCCGCGCCCAGGCATCGACGAGCTTGGAGAAGAACTGCGCCTGCGGGTCGGGCTTTGCGGGCTTGGGCTGATCTTCTACGACGCGGAGTGCTTCCTGCAGGTCGCCCAGCTCCGCGACCGCAAGCGCCGTCTTTCTCTGCTTTTCCGGCTCCATCTTGGCAAGCTTGAGCAGAACCGACTGATTGTCGGCGACGGGCGTGTTCCGCAGCTTCGTCCGCAAGTCAGGGTGCAGCTGCTGCGCGATCCGCTGCGCCCGTTCGATGGCGCTCACCGAGAGGCCGAGTTTCTCGGCCACGTGTGTGGAGAAGCCTTTCGCAGCCTCTTCCGCAATCAACTCCGTCAAGTTGACGGCGTTTCTCGGCCTGCCTCCTTTCGGATTGATCTTGCCGTACTTCCGCTCCCAGACATCGCGGTATGTCTGCACGGCGATGGCGCGGTCGAGAGCGGACAAGTCGTTCCGAAAGAGGTTCTCTTCCACCTCGATCAAGATGGCCCCGTCCTGGTCGGCGCTCACGACGAGCGCCTCGATCTCCACCTCGTCGTTGAGCGTCATTGCCCGAAGGCGATGCGCGCCGGCCACAAGCGTGTATTTCCCGCCCTTTGCGGCAGGTGTGGCACGTACAGTGATTGGATTGAGCAGGCCGTGCTCGACGATGGAGCTCTGGATGGCGAGGGCGTGATTGTCGTCGACCTCGCGCAGGCGCTCCGGATCGACGATCTCTGCGATGGGTATCATCTTGTAGTCAGCCATTATGCGGCCTCGGAAATGCGCGCGGCCACAAGCTCGTGGGCCTGTTCCGCGATCCTTCGGTAGTGGGCTTCGAATTGAGGGGTCAGCAAGCGGTCGTCGATGGTCGCCAGCGCGCGGTTGATCGCCTCGCGCGAGCGCTGCTGCATTTCGACAACGCGCCGTTTCGGCAGGTTGAACTGTGCGACCATCAGGTGGATGACCAACTGCCGGGCGAGCGCCGCGTCGAACATGTCGTGCGGTGGATCGATGATCTCGCGTATCGCGAGATGGGGGAACCCCCGGCTGACGGCCAGGACGCAAGCGTGAAACACCGCGTCGTGAACTTCGCCTTCGTTATGGAGGTTCATTGCTGCGCTCCCATCTGAAACAGGAGGCTTGCCGAGACCATCAGGGCGACCAGCACGACCCAGCAGACAAGCGCCACGTCGAGTGCCCGCCGGATCTTCTGCCGCCGAAGGACTGGCGTTTTGATGTCTATCTGCATGGTCATTTTTGGCGTTGTGCCGCTGGAGCGTTTCGGAGAATTTCCCCTGAGTGACGCGGCCGGAGTGAAGGGACTGACAGCCGGGGCATGTCGCAGCCCTGCCGGCTCCGCTGGATGGCAAAGGCTAGAGCAGCCCTCCACTCCCCCGCGCCACCGCATCATGCGGCATCCCTTTGCGAACTGGGGGGAACGGTAGGCTTGCCGCGCGATGCACTGGAAAGGTATTCAGGAGCGAGAATGCGATTCCGGGTTTTAGGATATCGATCCGGAAAGATGGTCTCGACAGGCTTCCCGATGAACTCGGCAATAGCCTTCTCGACCTTCGAATTTGGACGGGTCCAGATGTTCTTGACCCCGGAAACACTGAGCCCTTTCAGCTCGGCTAGGCCGACAAGTGTCATGCCATGTCGCCGCAGATGGGCAAGGATCGAATGACGGTCCCACTTGTCGGGGCTTGTCATCGGCTTCTCCTCAAGGGGCGGATGCTGCAACATCCGCTTTTTGTTGGTTCGTGGTGTGCAATTGTCGCCCGACAAATCAGGCGACTAACATAGGGGTAGCCAATAGTGGCCATACCGTCAAGCGGCTGATGGCAACTTTTGGCTACAGTTAAATGAGCGGTATCGGCGAGCGGATAAGGACGGCGGCGAATGAGGTGGGCGGGCTCAACCGCCTGTCTGATATGATTGCCGTGCCAAGGCGGACGCTTGGCAATTGGCTTACCGGAACCACTCCGAAGCCCGAGGCGCTGCGCAAAATTGCTGAAGTAGCCGATGTGAGCCTTTCCTGGCTAATCACCGGTCAGGGCGACATGTACCCACTGGAGAGGCGTGAGCGGGAAGCGGCAAAGGAGCGTGAAAGACAGGAATTCGAGCGCGCCTTCAGCAAAGGTATGAGCCGACTGCGGCTAGAAGAGCATGAGGGTCCAATCATCCCAGCTAAGGGAACTTCCCCGCAGCTGGATATCGCCCTCCTCGAACGGCTCGCACGGATCGTAACTGAAGTACACAAAGAGGCTCACATCAAAATCGCACCGGAGAAAGTCTCCGTTGAGGCCGGCCACCTTTACAATGAACTCATGCAACGCGTCGCCGACCACACCGATCAGGAGGAGATTGAGGCAACGTTGCCGCAGCTCCGCCACTTGCTCAAACGGCGAATGGCAGAAGCTGTCGCTAACCCAGGACAAGGTAAACGCTCGGCCTCATGATCGTGCACGTGTTCAAATGAGCTCGATCACGCAAACGCGTGGAGCCTCGTTCTCTGCCGCTGATTCAGGAGAGTTCCGACGTGGGGTTTTATGGGCAGTCTGGCGCGCCTGGCGGCGCGGCGCCACAGTGCTCGTGTCGGCCCGCCAAGGGCACCTGGATACGACGCAAAAAGGTGCTCGCGCGGGCTTTCGCCCACGCATAAGGTATGCCGGTCATGCAGGCCCCCACAGCCCCTAAACAAAGGGGGCTTGTATAGATGCCTCACGGTCCGGCTCAACCCGCGCATCTGTGAGGGCAGTTCTAACTTTCGCCGGCCGGCTGTCCGCCAGATTAGGGACGCAACGCCTTGTGCCGCTTGGGTTGCACCGGCTGCTCCACCCAAGATCGCAGCGACTTCTAACTTAAATTTGATCGAGGCCGTCGAAAGGCTACCGCATCACCCGGTGCCGCTCGTGTTTCTTGAGCCGCCGTTAAGCCGGTTTCACAGGGCTTTGAGGGTTTCTCGAAGGCGACAGGCGGTCTAGTTGAAGCGCGATTTGAGCCGGACGGGTTGCCGGAGCGGCGCGACCCTACGAGCACCGCTTCTGTCGAGCCCGTCCGTCAAATCGCCCGCCCCGTGGAAGGCCGGCGCGCCCCGCTGAAACCGTTGGAATGCCGCCCTTTCGCGCCTCTTCCCGGTTGTTTTCACCTATTCCCAGAAAGTCTAGCCCTCGGTGTCAAACAACAGTGTTGTTAGTGAAATTTGCCCTCGGCCCAAAACATTCTGGCCCCATTATAGGCTCACGGTTGCGACCTGTTTTTGTTCCGGTCGAATTGCTTATCTGACGACGCGAATGGTTGCTCGCCGCTTCCTCGCGTCGCGCTCGTTGGTGATGCGAGCGATGTCAACCGCAATCCGCTTCTTATAGCCCCACAGACGTAGTCGTCCGTTACGGCCATTGAGGAATACCCCATCGCGTCCTCCGCATGCCGCGGATACGCGCCAATCGTTTGAGAACCGTGGCTTCCTCAGGATTGCTCGTAATTAATTAAAATCCACAGTGAAGTTTCATGAGACACCTCCTGCGCAGCAAGGAGTCGCACATGATTCCCTCCGGCCGCGCTCCTTCCATACGAATGGTAATCGTCATCACGCATCTCCCGCCACCTCAGAAGGTTAAGGGCGCCCTGCTCAGTTAGCCGAAAATGGAGCGGATCGTGCCGCCATCGGCCCTGTGGGTAACGCCGTTCATGGCGGGGTTGCTTGCGAGCTGGAGCACGCCGCGACCGTGCAGCATCGGATCGATGAGCTTCTGTAACAGATTGGATGGCTGCACTTCCTTGTAGAAGTCGCGTAGCGTCTGCTCCACCGTCCTGCCCTGCTCGCGGGCGAGATCGGCGAAGTATTTTTCAACTGACTCCGTCGCAGTCGTGCCCGGCATATAGCTGTTGACGCGCACCGCGGTCCCTCGCGTCAGTTCGGCGAGCGAGCGCCCCAAGCCCAGCATCGCGCTCTTCGTCACGGAATAAGGCACCATGTTACCGATGGAGCGGATGGCCGCTTCGGACGAGATGAAAACGATACTCCCCTCGTTTCGTGTCAGCATATCCTTCATGACGAGGCGCGTGATCCGCACGGCCGTCATGATGTTGTGCTCGAAATACTCGATCCAGCGCTCGTCCGAGACTTCGAAGAAGTCGTTCACATCGAAGATGCCGACATTGTTGATGAGGAAGGAAACGGGACCCAGATTGCCGGCATAGCTCGCAAGCGTTTGCGCCCCTTCCAAGGTCAGGAGATCTGCGACCACGCCATGAGCCCTTGGGCCTATGGCAGCGGCCGCGGCTTCGATGCGTTCCTTGTTGCGCCCGTTGATGATGACGATACAGCCCTCGTCATGAAACGTCTTCGCGATGGCATGGCCGATGCCCGTACCTCCGCCGGTGACGATAGCGATCTTGCCGCTGATGTCGAAATCCATTGCCTCACCTTTCAGAATGCAATCCGCGTAAAGTACACTACACCGCTACAGAGGCGTCGAACCGCTTAGGCCTTGGCGGCAACGACCGCCCGCGCCCACTCGCCTCGCAAAAGCTCAAGCGCCGTCCGCGCCGCTTTGGTCGAATCCGCCCAAGCCTCCCGCCAGAGCCGCACTCCGGCGATCAGGCCCGGTCCGAGCACACGGGACGAAAAGCCCTCGAAAGTGAAGTCACCGTCGTAACCTGCTGCAGCCAGCGCACGCAGATAACCCTTAAGATCGAAATTGCCCGTGCCGAGAAGGCCGCGATGGCTCTCCGCGACATGCGCGTAGCCGAGAAGCGCGGCGTTGCGGCCGATCGCGGCGGCGATGTCCGGCTCCTCTATATTCATATGGAACGTATCCATATGGATGAACATATTCAGCCCCCCTGCCCGCTTTATGAGAGCGGCCGCCTGGTCGAGCGTGTTGACCATGAAGCTTTCGTAGCGGTTCACCGGCTCTATGCCGATGCGCACGCCGAGCTCGCCCGCGCGGCGGTCGAGCCGGGCGAGTGCTTTCGCAACGCGATCGACCTGACCTTCGTTCTGCGGCGCGGTGTAGCTGTTGAAAGCGGCATAGCAGATGCCGCCCACCGCAGGCGCGCCCAGATCCGCCGCTATTTCCAGCGCCAAAGCCACAGTGGCTTCGCCCCTCCGCGCGACCTCCGGATCATTGGAGGAGATATCGGCTTGCGGACCAAGCGCCATGC